CACTTTTCGAATTGTCCGTGGCCGCTTGCGCAGTACTTCTCTGGATGCTGATCGTCGAATCCGACTGTCTCGATTGCTTTGATAATCTGCATTGTGTTCGCTCCTATCCCATTTGGCGCGACCACAGCAGACGGGCACATCGAGCATGTCCGGAGCGGCCACGAGTTGCAAAATTAGAAACCAAATCACGCTTGCGTTTTTGGTGTTGAACTGATCGCGAGTGACTCTGGGGTATTGCGAACCAAGTGGCTGTGCCCCAATTGGTTGCAGGCCATCGCGATTCGACTAGCAACGACTCCTCGAGTTAGTTCTCCCGACGCGTAGCGTTGGACACTTCTGGGGTCGCACTTTGCTGCCGCGGCAATTTCTCTGAGTTCGTGGGCCTGTAATCCTTTTGATTTCATTATGCTTACCTCCTGACTACGTGACGTTACCATATAATACGTTGCACGCAAATATTTTGCGGCCAGCCGGTGTTTGGGTTCACAACACAGACTTGTGACGTTCCTCGAACGGGCCAAGGCGCTAATCGGGACCTCGATTTACTCTGGGAAGAACCGATTTCCCGGACCCGAACTGACGTCCGAACTCGTGGTGGCCATTCGTGAGGCGCTGGGCGGCAACCTGCACAGCAATCCACGTACGCGTCTCGAGTGGTTCTTGGAGGACGTGGACATCGCGTCTGAAGTCGCGGACATGGGCGACATGGTCATGGCTGCGCAGTTGTGCCGTGCGATGCGACGCGACCCGGTGATCTCGGGATTGCTTGCGACGAAGTCAGGCGGAATCACGCGCCTACCAAAGAAGTGGTACGGACCAGAAGAAGTCATCAACGATCTGACCAGCAACGAAGTTGGAGTATCGAGATTTGATCTGATGTGTCCTCCGACAGAGTTGCGCAAGATGGCAGACGATGCGGACTTTCTGAAAATCGCAGTCGGAGAATTGGTGCCCGTGCAAGGTCGTCCATTCCCGGTGCTTGAACGCAAAGACCCTGAGTTCCTGTTTTACCTCTGGCAGTACAATACTTGGTGTTTCCGCTCGAATGCCGGACTGATTCCGATCGATCCTGGAAAGGGCAAATGGGTGCTTCACTTCGCAGGTCCGCGCATTGCTCCATGGCAAGATGGAAACTGGCAACCGCTTGGACGTGCGTGGGTTCGTAAGGATTCGAACCAGGCGCTCAAGGACAACTGGGCGTTTCACTTGGCAAACGCGGCGCGGGTTGCAACGGCACCAATTGGTGCAACACCTGGCCAGCGATCGAATTGGTTTCAGCAGATCGCGCAGTGGGGGATCAACTCGGTCTTTGCATCGATTCCAGGGTTCGACGTCAAGCTACTCGAGTCCAACGGACGTGGGTGGGAAGGCTTCGATACTTCGATCAAAGAGGCGAACGAGGCCTTCATGATTGCGCTTGCGGGTCAGCTCGTATCGATTACTGGTGGCACCGGTTTCTCGTCAGAGGACTTGTACGCGTCGGTACGCTTCGACCTGATCGAAGAGACGGCGCGCCCGCTGGCTTACACAATCTCGACGCAGGTGCTTCCCTATTACACCTGGTTGATGCACCCGGAACTCGAGGACGAGTCGCCAGGCTTTGCGTACGACGTCAAGAAGCCGAACGACCTTAGTGCCGAGGCTTCGATTTACACGGCTCTCGGCTCTGGGCTGCTGTCACTGCAGGAAGCGGCCGCAGCGACGGGCCTTGGCGTTGACGTTGGTGCGTTGTTTGAGAAGTTCGACATACCGACACACAAGCTCACCGTAGAAGAAGCCCAGAAGATTTCCGAACTAGTAATGGCGAACTCGAAGAAGCCGGCGAACGATCTTGAAGCCAAGCGCGCCGCGGCAACGCTCTACACGCTTGGCAAAGCGATCCGGGAAAGGGCCGCCTGATGGCAAAGCGCCCCGCCATGACTCGTCGCAAGACGCTTCGTGTAGTGGAAGACGATCCGGACTATATGAACGATCGGGATGAAGAGCATCGAGACCCTGAGGCGCGTTCCGCCAAGTTCACGGCTCAAGGTATGCTCGCCATTGAGTCGAAGGCTTGCGACATGGACTGGGCGTTCGAAGAGCCCCACCAGTGCGAACCGCAGATCACTGAGCAAGCGGCGATCGTGACGGTGCGTGGACCGCTCAACCACCATCCCGACATGCGTTTCGATTCGTACGACAAGATCGTGCCGCGTATTGAAGCAGCGTTTGCTTCCTCGGCGCCGGGCGTCTTGTTCTCACCGGACTCACCCGGCGGCGAGGTATCGGGATGTTTCGACACGGCTGCCGCAATTCGGGCACTGCGCGTCAAGTACAATAAGCCCCTGATTGGGTACGTTGATGGCCAGGCGTCGTCGGCCGCCTATGCCTTGCTTGCTGCCTGTGACTACATCGTGATTCCCAAAGAGGGCGTAGCTGGTTCGATCGGTGTGTTCTCGGAAGTCAAGTCGAAGGCTCGACTGAACGAGGCAATGGGGCTTGACGTCGAGATGATTGCGAGTGGTCTTCGCAAGCTCGATGGAAATCCGAATGTCCCGATCACGGACGAAGCGTTGGCGAACATCCAAGTCGGTGTCATGCAACAGGCCAACGTCTTTTGGTCATGGGTGAGCGAGCGTCGCGGTATTGCATTGGATGCCGTTAGGGCGTTCGAGGGTCGAAGCTATCACGGCGCGCAGGCTGTCTCGATGGGACTAGCCGACGCTGTTGGAACGTATTCCGACGCACTGGCAATGGTTGCCAAGGCATCGGCGACGAATGCCGCACAGAGTGGCGGAGAAACAGAAGGAGCTGAAATGTCAGCACTACGAAGAATGCTGCTCGACGAAGCGGCTGGCGATGATGACAGTGCCAAGAGGGCTAAGCGTGCCCTTGAGGCTTACGACGCAGAAGAGGAATCGCCCCCGGACGCGCCCCCCAAGAAAGACGGCGAACCCGACGGTGACGAAGGACGGCGCGCGGAAGACGACACCGAGGACGAAGCTCGCCGTGCTGAGGAAGAAGTCGAAGCCAAGAAGAAGGCCGAATCTCGCAAGGCCACCCGAGCCGAGGATGATGATGAAGCCAAACGCGCTGAATCCGAAGAGGACGAAGCCCGTCGAGTCGAGGACGATGCTAAGAAGGCGGAAGACGACGCGGGCGAGGAAGACGCAAAAGCTCGCTCGGCAATGCGTGCCAAGGCCTACGACAAAGCCGAGGAACACATGGCAGCCGCTGCCAAGCTGCGCAATCGAGCAACCGGGCTGCGAAGCCGTGCGGCTCGTTGCCTGAAGGATGCGGGCATCTACCGGGCACTCGCCAAGAGTAACGCTCTGGCGCTCGAAACTCAAAAGAGACTAGCGACCTCGACGACTCGAACTGCCGCGCGTGCCGCGACCGGCGCGGGAACTCGAGGCGCTGGCGAAGGCGAGCCCCGAACTCGTGCATCGGCAGACGATGAGCTGCCCGCCGAATTCGTGAAAGCTGCTGGCTTTGGTCGCCGCAACACCGACACGATCGACTTCGAAGGTGAACCTCACTTGGCACTCGTGAGCCCCGCGAAAGCCAAGGAAATTTATGACGCGACTCAGGCCAAAATCTCCAAGCTCGGAGGGCGTAGCTAATGGCACAGCGAGTCAGAATTCGGAAGTCAATCCGCAAGGTGACTGCGCCTCTCGCTTCTGCTGCCGTGGGTTACCAGGGCGGTGAAGTTGGCGTGATTGCCAATACGCACACGGTCGGACCGGTGAGCGGCGTTACTGGTGAGAAGTCACTGGGAACCGCCTGCAACGACTACAGCCAGACCGCTGGTGACACGTTGGTTGAAGTCGAACTCAATGCACCCATTGAACTCGAGTACTTTGCAAACGGAAACACGCTGACGATTGCCAGCGACTTCCTACGCAAGGTCTACTTCTCCGACGCAAACACCGTCACCAGTGCGGCTGATAACGGTTCAGGTCTGAACTACGCAGTAGCCGGGGTCCTCTGGGATGTCTCGGCAACTGACGGAGTCGGTGTACGACGCCAGGACGCTTCTACGGCTGTTCTCATCAGCTAACAAGGAATAAGACAATGCTAGATCCAGTTACCGTCAAGCATCTGAGAACGACCGTAAAACTCGCGACTGTGTCGGAGTGGGCGCTGATTGCTTCCGAGCTTCAGTACCAAGATTTTTGCCGCGTGCTGCCTTCGGACACGCTGCAAGAGAACTACATGCACTTGCTTGAATCGCAGGTCATCGAAGACTATGGCGAAGAAGGCGGCGGTGTGCGGTTCGAAGAGCAGGTCATTGGCGAGACCATCTTTACCAACCACACCCACAAGTGGGGTTGGGAAGAGTCGGAGAATAAGTTCACCGACTTGAAAGATGGCATCGTCGGAGGCGCCGGGATCAACCTGCTTGCGGCTGCTACTGAGCAGTCCACGCAGGCCGCGGCGTACTATCCCCAGAAACTCGCGATTGAGGTTTTGCGAAACGGCACCGCGTCATCGTACACCACGGACAACGGCAACGTCGTGAAGCTACTGACGTTCGATGGTAATCCGCTGTTCTACGAATCGCACCCGTACAATTTCAAGCGGACCGCGCTCGGAACGTTCAACAACTACTGGCACGGCGCGGAGTCCGCAAGTACTCCGGGCTTCTTGCCTCTAGCTGGGCCGTTCTCAAAGCACGCGACGCTTGGTTGGGTTGTTTCGGGAACCAACGGAACCACGGCAACTGACACCGTTTCGCTCGAACAGGGTGTAGCGAATCTCTGGAAAGGGATCACGTACATTGCCGGAATCAAGATGGCCGACGGCAAGACACCGCGCCGGCTGAAGCCCACCAAGATTGTGTGCGGTCCCAAGCTTCGTCAAGCTGTTACCACGATGCTGTCGGCGCAATTCATTGCCGCGATGGCGTCAAATAGTACCGGCGGCGCGACGGACATCAAAGGTGCAATCACGGCGCTAGGCCTCAGTGCTCCAACGTTTCTCGACGAACTCGGTGGACTTGGAACGTACGAGGAATATGACTGGTACCTTTCGTGCGAAAAGAATGCCGCGCGTTCGACTCTGGGTGCCATCAATATTGGCATGCGTGAACCATGGCGGATCAACCTCTACGCCGCAATGTCGGGGAGTGGCACGCCGCAACTCGAATTGGCGATCGCGAACAAGCTCAAGGCCATTGGCCAGATGAGAATGTTCCGCGGCGTTGGGATGCCACAGTTCATGTTCAAGAGCGAGGCGCCCAGAAGCTGACCATGTCCCGATACCTCGCCGACAATGCCGAGTTCTGCAGTCTGAGTCCTTTCAACGAGGATCAGGCCGCGGAGCTTGAAGCCAAGCGCCCGGGCCACCTGATGGCTCTGTGCGCCGCTGCTTCCGGCATTGTCAATGCGAGGGGTGCCAAGCGTGGCGACGTTCCGTTTAGGACGCCTTACCCCGACTTGGTCAAGCAGTGGGTTGCAGATCTAGTGACCCCGAGGGCCTATCGATCCCTCGGGGTTCGCCCCACCGACG